TAATTATTCACCTGCAATCAATTTCGTATTAATGCCTATTAATTACGATTTACAAGTTATCCAGCAAATTGAGTTAAATGATACTATTAGAAGATCTAATTTTTCATTTGAAGTCCAAAATAATAAATTAAGATTATTCCCAATTCCAACAGCTGAAAGTTTAACAGAAATGCCTAATTTGTATTTCCAATACTTGCTTAAATCTGAAAGATTAGCAAATAGTATTACTGGAAATTCAGGTTCAATTTCAAATGTATCAAACGTTCCTTACGCTAACCCCGTTTATACTCAAATTAATTCAGTAGGTAGAAGTTGGATTTTTGAATTTGCATTAGCTTTATGTAAAGAAATGTTGGGTTACATTCGTGGTAAATATGATACAGTTCCTATTCCAGGTGATACTGTATCTTTAAACCAAGGGGATTTAATATCAGCTGCAACTTCTGAAAAAGAAGCTTTAATTGATAGATTAAGATCATATTTAGATGAAACTTCAAGAGAAAAACTTTTAGAAAGAAGAGCATTAGAAACTGATTATAGAAAAAAAGAATTAGAACAAGTTCCGTTCCCAATTTACATAGGATAATATGGCATTATTTGGAACACAAAGAGATATAAGCCTATTTAGACACATAAATAGGGAATTAATGGGTAATGTTATTACTCAACAGTGTGCTTTCTATAAATTTAAAATAGAAGAAACCAAAGTTAATATCTATGGTGAAGCTGCTGAGGAAAAATATTACATGGGCCCTGTATTGCTTAACTGTTTAGTAGAAAGAAGAGATCAAGAATATCCTGAAACAGATTTAGGTACAGATTTCAATTGGGGTGCCACATTTAAATTCTTACGAGATGACTTATTAGCAGCTTCAGAAGACTTTAACCAAAATTATGACAGAGGTGACCATAATTATGGGGCTGACTTAGTACCTGAAGTAGGTGATATTATCCTCTATCAAGAAGGATACTATGAAGTAGATAATATAGTAGCCAACCAATATTTTGTAGGTAAAAACCCTAACTACCCAAATGAACCTGGAAACTTTAACCCAGGCCTTGAAGAATATGGTTCATCTATTTCAATTATTTGTGAAACACATTATGTACCTGCTGATAAAGTAGGAATTACACAAGAAAGATTATTCTAATGGCAGATAGAGGAAAACAACCAATACCAAAGACACAAAGAGAAATTAGTATTTCTCAACAACATCCTTATGTTAATCCTGAAAATGGAGAAACACAGGGAAACCCTAATTTAACTCCTCCTACCAATAGAGGTGATCAAACTTCATTTAGAAATGATGACACCAAACCTTTTTCTTTAGGTTTTAAAGAAATTGATGAAGCTATTGCTTACTATATGGATAATGTAATCCAACCTACAGTAATACAAAATGGTGTAGTTCAAAAAGTACCTTTTATCTACAGCAATCCTGAAAGATGGAAACAAATTCAAAAAGATGGATACTATAGAGATAAAAAAGGTAAAATAATGATGCCTTTAATTACTTTTAAAAGAAGTAATATTGAAAAAGTTAGAAATATAGCTAATAAGTTGGATGCTAATAATCCAAACAACTTTAATATTTTTACTAAAAATTATAGCCCTAAAAATGCGTATGACAATTTTCATTTGTTAAATAATCGTAAACCCGAAAAGGTACATTATGCTGTAGTGGTGCCTGATTATGTAACTATAACATATGATTTTATTGTTTCTACGTACTACATTGAGCAATTAAATAAAATTATTGAAGCAGTAAATTATGCTTCTGATTCATACTGGGGCAATCCTGAACAATATAAATTTAGAGCTAGAATTGATAACTTTGCTACCCCAGTAGAACTTCCTGCTGGTGGGGAAAGAATAGTAAAATCAACTTTTTCTCTCAAATTGTATGGATATGTTGTTCCTGACAATGTCCAAAAAGAAATAACAGCAATTAAAAAATATAATTCAAGAACTAAAATAGTATTTAATATGGAATCCGTTACTAATTTATTTGATAGTTCTCCTGGTTCGAGAACTGATATTGACTATGGCAATCCTTCAATCACTTCATTTGAGGATAAGTAATTTTCAATATTTATAAATAAAATTAGATGGGAATCATATTAAGGTTAAATAAAGGCTCTGAGCTAACTTTTGCTGAAGTAGATGGTAACTTTCAGTCGCTATTTTATTCTGCTTCAATAGTTGGAACAGAATTAACCTTTTATTACCCCAGTAGTTCCCTCTCTCAAAGTGTAGACTTACGCAATCTCCCAGGATTCTCAGGAAGTGCTATATATAATGGTAATACCTTTGTTGGAGATGGTATAGGTACTTTTTACTTTACCGGATCTGCAATCCAAAGCATAACAACTACTGGAAGTAATGGGGTATTAATTGACCTTGCTGGTGGTGGAGGTGGAGGAGGAAGTGGTATTTTCCAACAATCTGCTTCTTCAGATGTATACTATACAACTTATTCACTTCAAGTTACAGGAAGCACAATCCAACAATCTCCTTTTACTACTATAGGCGATAATATTACAGCAAGTGATGATGGTACTGGAGGTGGTGTTGACAAATATGCTGTTGTTGTAAGCGAATCTGTATGGCATTATACGGACAATGTTGGTGTCCCAACCTCAAAAGCTTGGAAAACAGATTTAGATGGATCATATTTTAATAATTTTGATCAAAATACAGACACAGCTGAAATTTTGAGATTTATAGCAGGTTTATTAAGCTCATCTGCTCCCGCAGCTTCGCCTAATACAAAATATTACGATGCCTTAAATGGTACCAGATATGCTTCTACTGAAGGTACAGCTCCTGCTGGGGTTGTTCCACAAAGTATAACAGATCCTTATGTAGTTTACTTAAATGGAAAAGGATTTGCAGACACTGGAGATACTATTTTTAGTGGCATTAGTACTATTTATAATAGTTCCGGAATGTATTGGAATTATAGGTCTGTAGCAGGGGGTAGTACAACCATATCTTCTTCAAATGACACAGAATTATTTGGTTTAGGAGATCAAGGTGATACTTTTTATGTATCTGGATCTCAAAGTTGGTCTTTTGCAGACAATGCAGCAAAAACAGAAACCGCTAACTCATCATCAGAAGATTTATTATCTCGAACTGGAGAAGGAACATCTGATGGTTTAACAATAGGTTATATTGGCACTATTGATCCATTAATCCCTGCTCAATACCAAGATGGTAAATTTGTAAGCACATTCCAAGCTAATTTATATAATGGAGGAATTTCATTTACAAACTACACAGAATCAGTAGGATGGTATACAGTTTCTTCATCAGTAGCAGTTGCTTCAGGTTCTAGTAATTATTCAGATTTTAAAGAAGATCATAAAGAAATATTCTATGCTAATACTACTCAATTAGATAGTTTAATTCCTACTAATACAAGAGCAATTGGATATTTTGGAACAGCTTCATTAACAGCCACTTCAAGATCATTATCAGGTGCTCCATATTTAAGAACAGCTACTTATACAGCTTCAGGTTCAATTACAGGTGTATTTGACCCATTATTTGCAGATTCAACTACTTGTGCTAGATTTACTGAATCAGATCCTTTAGTAACATTAGGTGGCAATGCATATGGTACTTATGTATTAAGTACTAATGGTGGTACTATCCAAACAGCAAATGTGGTGTATGATTCTACAGGTACTACTGTTAGAGCCACAAGTACTGTCCCTTATGAAACAGATTTAATTAAACTAACAGGTAGTTTAACATTTAATGCTGGAACCTCAGGTGCTGATAATATTAACCAAACAGGATTAGGTACTACTTCATTTTCTTTCTTAACAAAAGCAAGAAATAGAAATAGTTCTGAAGCTACTTTAAGAACAGATAGTTTTGATTACCATAAAGCTGGAACTTTTAACCAAACCTTAGCTTCTGGTTCAATGGCTTATTATGGTAGAGCACAAGGGTATGATGGTGGTTCTTTAACAGGTACTTCTGAAGCATTTAGTGGTGAAAGTTATAGACTTCAAATCACAGACAATGCCCTAACAGGTTCATACTCAGATGGAGATGCCTTTGTAACAACTTATGTTGTTAATAATTTAGGAGCTAAAGACTTACAAGTTAAACCCGGGTATTTAGTTTATCCTGAAGGGACTTATGGGTATTGGATAACAGATCCTTCTCCATCACAATTATACAAATACTATGCTAGAGGTTTTCAAAGAAACTCTGCAACGGGTGCAACTAGTATGACTATAAATGTCGGTGCTACTTTAAATGCTTGGGAAAGTACAAGTGATGGGGTAGCAGTTGCTCTTTTATACAATAGCTCAGGAATTGATGTTTATAATCCACCAAGAATTTATGATCCTACGCAATTAACTTCTAATTTAATTAGTGGTTCAATGGCTAATGATAATGTTAAAAATCCATTTTCAATTCCTATTGCACTTTATGGAAATACTGGTGGTAGCTTAAATGGAACTACATATACTGTACCTCTTCGTTCAGCTGATGGTATGGTTTTGGATGGGACTTATCAAGATTTTATAGTTATAATACGATATAAAGGTGATCCAACCCCAGTATCTAGTATTAGTATTACTTATAGTTAATAGATAGAAGACCGTAATGGGATTAGATAAAATAAAAAAGTCGAATAGATTACTTGCGAGTAGAAGGTATACTCACGAGACCTTAAATGATAATCAAGAATCATTTACAAGAGTCCTTGACCTTAATACCTCCGAAATCTACACTCAACAAGATGCTATTCCTTCATCTTCATTACCTTATTCTGCTAGTGGGCAGGATCAACAATATGTCACTTCTGGAAGTGAAAATATTTTAAAGTATTACTACCAATTCGAATTAACACCTTCAAATGTTGTTAGTGGTTCTAAAACAGAAGTTTATTTCTTTGTTTCAGAATCAGGTCATGATCCTACAACAGCTATTGATCCTCAGTTGATTCATAGTGGTCAACAAACCAATTTTATATCTCCTAAATACTCAGTAGTTGATTTAACTAACGCTGATGCTGAAGATAATCCTACGGGTTATAATATTGTTATCCGTGTAAATGGTACCAAACAAAACGCAGCTAACTACCAGTTTGATTATAAAACAGGTGTTGTACAATTCTCAGCTTCTGCACCCACCACAGGCGACACAGTTGTCGCTTCTGTGTATCAATACGTGGGTCAAACGTTAGATAGTTTCGTATCTTCTAGCGGTACTGGTGTTGGTTTCCCATTTACAGGATCAGCCCAAATTACGGGTAGTTTAGGAATTACAGGTAGTGTTAATATAGATTTAGATGGAGGTGATTTTACAATTACACCTCTTGACCTTCAAGATATTCCTACTATTGTAACTTATGATACAGTAACAGGAGAATTAGGATATGTAAATGTAACCTCTGGTACAAGTGGCTTTTCAGGAAGTGATGGTACTGCAGGTGTTAGTGGCACCTCGGGTACTGAAGGTTCTTCAGGAACCTCAGGTGAACAAGGTACAGATGGTACCTCAGGCAATTCAGGCACTTCAGGTACTGAAGGATCTGCTGGCACTTCAGGTGAAGATGGTTCCTCAGGTACTTCAGGCACATCAGGTTCAAGTGGTACTCAAGGTTCTTCAGGAACTTCAGGTGAACAAGGTACAGACGGTACTTCAGGTTTAAGTGGTACATCAGGTACAGATGGTTCTTCAGGAACATCAGGCGAACAAGGTACAGACGGTACTTCTGGTAAAAATGGTACAAGTGGTACCCAAGGTTCAGCAGGTACTAGCGGAAATGATGGAAATTCAGGTGAATCAGGTACTTCAGGTACAGCAGGTTCATCAGGTACTTCTGGTGATCAAGGTAGTGATGGCACTTCTGGTAATTCCGGTACTTCAGGTACAGATGGTTCTGCAGGTACTTCTGGGGCTGATGGTACTTCTGGTACTTCTGGTAAAGGAGGATCTTCAGGTACCCAAGGTTCAGCAGGTACTAGCGGAAATGACGGTAATTCAGGTGAATCAGGTACCTCAGGCACAGATGGCTCTTCAGGAACTTCAGGTAAGCAAGGAACAGATGGTACAGCGGGCAATGCAGGTACATCAGGCACAGAAGGTTCAGCCGGTACTTCAGGCTTACAGGGTACAGACGGTACTTCTGGTAAAGCAGGTTCTTCAGGTACTCAAGGTTCAGCCGGTACTTCAGGCAACGATGGTAACTCAGGTGAAAGTGGCACTTCAGGTACAGATGGTTCTTCAGGAACTTCTGGTAAACAAGGAACAGACGGTACTTCTGGCAATGCCGGTACCTCAGGTACAGATGGTTCAGTAGGTACTTCAGGCTTACAAGGTACAGATGGCACTTCAGGAA